GGTTTGTTACTTGGTAAGATGGCTGGAAACTCTACGACCTCCCACTGATCTGCTTTTAATTCTTTTTGAGCTTTGATTAACATACCTGTTAGATCTTTTGTATTCCATCTCGTCATAACCACAACAATAGAACCACCTGGTTGTAAACGTTGTCTTGGTCCTGATGTGTACCAATCATAAGCACGCTCTAATGCCTGAGCATTAAGAGCATCTTGCTCAGAGTGTGGGTCATCAATAATCAGTAAGTCCGCTCCACGGCCCGTTATGGCTGATCCAACACCCGCTGCATAATATTCGCCACCTTGCTCTGTTTCCCATTTACCGGCTGCTTGACTGTCCTCTCTGAGTCTAGTTTTAAAAACGGTTTGGTATTCGGGGCTATCGATAAGTGTCTTAGCTTTACGTCCAAAGCGGATCGCTAATTCAGTTGTGTGTGTTGTTTGTATAATCTTAAGATCCGGTTTACGTCCTACCATCCACGAGGGCAGGAGATAAGACGCAAATTCAGATTTGGTATGTCTAGGAGGCATATTAATAATTAACCTCTTACATTTTCCCATAGCCAAACGGTTAAATTTTTCTGCAATTTTTTTGTGATGATCTCCTTCTATAAATTCAGGCCAAACATGTTTGACAAAAGAAAGGAAATCAGATTTGACTTTGTTTTCAGTTTTTTTCTGGTCGAGTTTTATGGCGTACTTCATAAACTCTTTTTTAACATCAGGCGGTAATTTATTTATAATTTCTTGTTTCATAAAAATTTTTGCAGAATTTTTTTAGACTTCTGTTTAACGTGAAAACGATTTTATACCATATCTATTTCTAAAACTAGGCATAAAGGTATATCTGTTGGGACCCCTTTTGCTGTAAGGGGGGTGGGGGGTCAATTGTGGCAAAATTATGGCAATCTGTTTGGGACCCACTTGGGCGGCCGCAGGCCGCGCACAACTCCCAGTTGTGTCGGCCCGTTAGGGCCGACCCATTTTGGACACATAGTCTATTGACTATCTGGGAAAATATGTTAGTCCAAAAGCACCATATACGCTTTCGCGTTATTCTTTCTAAACCAATCTAAACCACCTCGAACAGCGTCCCACATTGGATCATCTCCGTTGTTAGGGTCTGCTTGTTTCTCAGCTTGTTTAATGATTTGATATCTCATAAATTCCTCAGCAGTTAAATCAATGCTTTGACCACTGTAAGGATTTGTTGTTTTTATTTTTTTATTTGTGTCCATATTTTCCTTTCTGTTTATGCCTGGGATTATATCATACTTCTGCTGAGTAGTCAATCTCTTTTGTTGTGTATTTATATCCGTCCCATCTTCTGACCTGTGTTTCTTCACGCACCTCGACCGGTGTTTCAAGTGGCTCTAATCGTGGTTCGATCCTTACAATTTGTTCTGCATGTTTGTGTACAAAATCCATTTGACAATTATGACTACAAAAATAATTCCATATGTTACCACCACCATGACCAAACATACTTTTCTCATATCCTCTTTGTTTTATCTTTCTAGTTCTTAGAACCTTAGAACCCTTGGCTCCTCTTATACGATCCTGAGTTTTTTGTTCATGACACTTCGGGCCATGACACCAAACATAATTATTCATGATGATCTATACCCCTCTATTCCGATAGCAATGATTCCTACTATCATGATAATGGAAAGCCCAATAGGGCTTTCCATAAATATTAATTGTAATAGTTCGATCATGTTCTAATCCTTGCTTCCCCAGTTGCCATTCGCCAACCATCGTTATCTAAATCCCAATATACTAAACATGGAACTCCATTCTTTGATACGAAACTTTTACCTTTAGTTCCGTCTGGTTTATCATACTGACCTTTCCGTGTGATAAACTTCTTATGTTTGTTTGCGTAGTAAGTTATATAAAACATATTTTCCTTTCTGTTATATCTGGGATATTATCATATATCCCAGATATTGTCAAGTCTTATATTTTGTCTTGTAGTTTTTTTGTTGCCTCTACATCTATGAATAGAGGGTGAAAAGTTTTGTCCTCGTCTGTGTTTAAAAGTTTAAGGGCTTTTAACTTTTCGTGTATCATATCAAGGTCTTTGTCTTGCGCCTCTACATGATAGCTATCTTCGTTGTGGTTAAATGTTATTCTTGATATTACTAGGTACATATTTTCCTTTCTGTTGTTTATGTATGGGATATTATCATATATCCCATACATTGTCAAGTATTAGTTTATGCTTTCTTTTTGGTTTAAATGTTGTTTAACATCTAATCCCATTTTTCCCTCATACTCTAACCTTTGTCTTATTTTATCTGCTCTTGACACATTCTTATTCTTCATACCTTTAATCAAGTTTGCCAAGTTTGTTGGATTGTAGATAGTTAAACCAGTAGAGTTAGTTCTAACTAATTCTGCCTCGTCTAATTCTATTCCCAGTTCTTTTGCTAACTCAATTCCCTCTGCCAAATACCTGTATGCTTTCAAACCGATCTTTAACTGATCCGTTTGTTTAGATAAACTATCTATCCAAGTTTGGTGTGTGGAAACAACTTTTGCTTTTGCCTCTCGCCACATTAAAAAGATATTGTATTCATCTTTTGTACAAGCGATTGCTCTTGATCTACAATGACTTGTTCCAATAACATCAAGATAGAATTGTTCGTCAAACTTTTTAGTAAAGCCATTATTACTGCTATCTTCACTATAAGACCTGTGAGTATTTCTACCTAGAAAGCTATTGTTTGCATCTATGTGTTTGGTCTTGTGTGGGTTGCTATCCTTACCAGATTGTTGAGCGATAATATCTGGGTTCAAACCTTTGGCTTTGAGTTCCTCTCGGTAATATGCGTGTGCAAAGTGTTCAGCGTCCTCGCCACTACCATACTCACAACCATTTAGATTTCCATACAAACCAAAATCAAAATGCGATTTAGTTTCTTTTTCTTCGGCGTCTGGTGTAGCGTCTTTATCTGTGTATGCGAAATAAAAGCATTTATCTTTTGCAACTACATCACACGGATTGCCATACTTCTTTTTAAATACTCGTAAAGTATTTACATCTTCTTTTGGGTATGACCTTTCTACAACTTGCCTTGCAAGTTCAAAAGCAGTCGTCTGTTTATCCTCAAAGTTTTCTCTCGCTTCAAGAAACGCCTGTCTTTCTTGCGTGTCCTCTTTCTCGAATACATCTTTTATTCTATTGAATAACTTGTTTCTGTATTCGGTGTTCATTCTTATTTTTTGCATATCTTCCTTTCTTGTTATTTTTATACTTGACATATTATCCCAGATATATTATATTGTCAATATGAAAGTAGAAATAAATAAAAATAAATCGTGGCAAGATAAAAGAATAGACGCAATTAATCGTAAGATTAGGCATGGAAAAGCAAGGGGTTATTCTGCTCAAAATATTGCAGAAAATTATATTGAGGAACATTTTAATGTATGCAACTCAAAGGCGAAGAACAAAAAAGAATATAAAGCTAGTTTAAAATAATTCTAAACTTGAGCCCTGATCTCTGCTATAAACCTGCGAGAGGCGAAACTCGTACGGCAGGGATCTGGGGTCAAGTGGGTAGGTTCGCAACCTTGCTGGTGCACGCCCAGATAAAATGCGCGTGCTTGGCCAAACTTGAGCCCTGATCCAATTGCGAGCATTCTAGACCGACTCGTAACAATTGGATCTGGGGTCAAGCAACTGCCTAGGCGGGGGGAAGACATTACCTGCTTGGCCAAACTTGATGGCGTTCGGAGTGTGAGTATAAACACTAGAGCAAAGGTTAAGACCTAAGGAAATAGGCCCTCCTTCAGACGGCTAGGACAATGGTCGCCGACCCTTCGCGCACTTACGCCATTAATTTTTTTAAGCCACAAGCTACAAGCGCCAAGCTCCAAGCTTGACAAGCTTCAGGCTACAAGCTATTATGGGAAAATAACAGAAAGGAAAAAATGAACATAGGTACAATGGTAAAAGCAGGTGAGGACCTGAAGAAACTTAAGAAGAAAAGAAAGAGCGAGACATGCGGAGAGCAGCTTCGCAGGATGTGTAAAGAGATTGCGGAGGAGATTAGTAACGACAGCCACGATGGTCAGATAGACGGTGCCGCCAGGTTTATGGAAGGTACGTACGACATACGTTACTACATCAACAGAGATAAGCAGTACCTTGGCGCGGAGATCATGGTGGCCGGCGGTGGTCCTACAGTCTGGATAAATACGTATACGAGGCAAGTTGAAGGTTACTGGGGTGGGGACAAGGTCTTTGAACCATTCGCGGACGAACTAGGACTAGACGATTATTGCGAAGAGATGTATGGCTATTAAACAGTGGAAGTACAGCCAGCGCCTGCTGGCGCTGCACGAAGAATGGGCCGTAAGGAACGGCTACCGGGACAAGCCACAAGCTACAAGCGACATGCTAAACGCGGAGAACTCAGAGCGGTTCGTGAAGAACGCCAAGCGACAAGCGCCAAGCTACAAGCGTCAAGCGTCAAGCGGTACGTCAAGCAACAAGCGTTGAACGTGTTCCCAATTATTGTTTGTGAGGGAAGGTGTTTCCCTGTGATCTATCAACAGACCGTGGATAGATTCACTCCCATAAAGTTTTATGGAGCGAGAAGAGGTATCTTCGAGCAGGATGAAATTACGCTTTGTCCTGGTCATGTGAAATAGTTTTTGATGGGGAGAAAACGATACTTTGTGAGACTTTGTAACTTTAAGCTCACACATAAAAAATCCGCACATATCGTGGTATCCAAGCAAATCAGGCACACCAAAAGATGCCCAAGATTCTAGTCTAGTCCAACTTATTTTGGGGGTATTTTTCCTCAGTAAGTGCCATAGTTTTGACTCGGCTTTCATCGTACACACCTTTAATAATTTCCCGTGCAACAGCAGTTGCGGGATCAATAGATTTATCTGAACTTGCTCCAGCTAAACTTAATATAAATATAATAGTCTTCATAAATTGACTTGTACGCTAGAGTACGATATATGTCAATAATGGGTTTACCTAGACAATTAACAGAAAAACAGATGAAATTTGCAGAGCTTTTGGTCTACAATGAGGGCAGAAAGAGTGCATCTGAATGTGCATATGAAGCTGGATACAAGACAAGACCCAGACAAGCAGCATCTGAACTACGTAATCCAAAGATATCTCCTCTTGTTGTATCATATATCGGAGAGCTGAGACGTGAGATTCAAGAGAAATATGATATAGATTTAGGCAGACATCTTGGTGAACTCGCTAAACTCAGAGATGACGCTATGAAAAAAGGTGCTTGGTCTGCAGCCATAAATGCAGAAGTAGCACGTGGTAAAGCTGGTGGGCTTTACGTGGATCAAAAACTTATATTGTCTGGTAATCTAGATAATATGTCAGAAAAAGAACTTGAAGCCAAGATGGCTAAGATTCTTGATGATCATAAAGGTTTGATTAATGTTAGTCCAGAAGAGTCACAACCAAAATCAGAAATAGAACAGCGCCCTGTATCCGATTAAAAAACTCATTTACTTTTACCCAAAGACTTTTTATTAAAGCTAGGGTTTTTCTTATTACTTCCATGTTTTACTCCTTGTGAGTCAGGCCCTTTTACGGGCGGTATAGCGTGCCATTTTACAAACGGCATGTTCTTAGTCAAGGTCTTATTTCTCATATAATTATTACACCAAGTAAGAATCCACATACAAAACAAACTATTTCTGTTCTGTAAAATAGATGCCACTGATGAAATTTATCTAAGTATTTTTTATAATTAAAAGTCATAGTATTTATCTCCTGTTATAACGATACCATATTTGTATGCTAATCTTGATAACAAATCCCATTTACCCTCTTGCTTACACCTTTTTAAAATACAATTGAGTCTATATGTAAACTCTGTTGTTCTTGTCATAGTTTTATCTTCTCCATCTTCGATATTATACTACGAGGAAAGCAATTCCTATCTGAAAATACTGCAGACTCAGTATCATAAGAAGCAAAAGTCCAAACATATTTCTTATTCTTATCAAAGATATATGCTTGTGATACCATTGTGGCTGGTAGTAACTTTTTCATTTCATCTACATCTGCATGCCCTGCGTCCCCGCACGGATCAATCCAAACTATCTTGTAGAAGTAGTATTTCTTCTTACCAATGACTGCATACTTGTATTTAGATTTTTTCCTACGTTTCATACCTTGTTTTAGCATATAAGAGATATTTTAGGGCAATTTTGTTTTTACAAAAACCAAAAAAGTCCCGCGCGCGGGATACCAACTTTGTATAGTGTGCCACCTGTGCCACCAGAAAAATCTGCTCTGGCACAGCTATTATTCGCTTATACCAACGCTTATAGTCCAAAAACACCCCTTGTGCCACTGTGCCACCGAAAACTTTTGCTATCACTTAAAAAAATAAATGCTCAAAAATATCTCTTATGTTGGCACACGCCAGGTTGTATTTTTGGTCCAAATTGTGACTAAAATGTGGCCAAAATGTGAACATACACTTAACTCCGTTTATAAGTTGTGGATTGTAAATACGTATATTTCACGTCTTTTTTGAGTACAACCCGCCAGGCAGCCGAACTATTTGCTTTACCTATCATTCTGCTCTCTTGTAGTTCTATTTTACCTATCTCATTCAACCCACCTTGGTCGTTTTCCATGTAAATAAAACAATCAGATATAGCTGTACCTTTGTTTCCATCAGTAAACTTACCTAGAATTTGTTGTAGATCTCTTAATCTTAAACTCATTAGTTAGGTTTCTTTCTAAACAATAGGTCAGCATGTTCATCAGAAATAGGTTTTGATTCAAATTTGCTATTACTAACATACATATCTAATCCATTAATTAAGTTCGATCTTAGGGGTTGTTCTAGATAGGTTTCTAACAACATAATAACTTTGTCCATAGCTAATTTTAATTCATCACCAGATTTAATTCTAAATTTTTCTTGGCCTGGTTCTCTCATGGATGTGGCAGTTGTTAGTATAAAAGCTTGAAGAGCCGATAGAAATGGAGCTACTTTTTTCTCTTCTCCATTCACCATTAACTTATCAAACTTTCCTCTTATTTGAGGATCACTATAAACCCACTGCATTAAATTACACATGTGAGTTACTATAGGGGTATTAAGTTGATGATACCCATTTTTCATTTTCTCTTTACTCATCTTTTCCTTTCAGTTCATCGTAGAATTGATCTACTCGTTTTAGCCATTGGTGCATATATTTTTTCATCTCGAGTCCGGCTATGATAAACTCTTGATAAAAGTTATCTTTACTACACATCATTATCACACCTTTAGATATGTTAGTTTTATGTACAAAGTTATGTGCCATTGTATAGGCAGCTAACTGTATACAATAATCTTCAATCCACTCACGTCTCTTTGGTTTGTTTGTTTGCTTGAAGTCTATTACGGCCATGTCATTCTTATGTAGGCCCACTAAATCTGTTTGTCCTGCATATAGACCAGGATAGTATAAAGTTACTTCTGATCCATAATATTCTGAAACATTACAAAGACCTTGTTCAATAACTTGTTTAGCCATGTTGTGTGCTTCTTGGCCAACAGTTG